TCTGCGTATTCGTTTTGGTTGGCTTTCTTTTGGCCTGACAGATTTATTGTTATGCTTTCGCGCACAGAGCGCGAGGCAGCAAAGCTGTTGCAAAAATCTAAGTACGGCTACAAGATGTTGCCTCATTGGATGAAGGCTCACGGTCCAGAACTGTTGTCTGATAACCAGTTAAAGATTGTGTTCGCTAATGAGTCTGCTGTTGAGTCATTGCCATCAGGCAATGACCCTGCTCGTGGTGAGTCGGTGTATTTGGTAATCATTGACGAGATGGCGTTCTTGCCGAACCCCAGCGAAGCATGGGCTTCTATTGAACCTATTGCCGACGTTGGTGGTCGCGTCATCTGTTTGTCTACAGCCAACGGTGAAGGCAATATTTTTCACGAGTTGTGGGTTGGTTCGCAAACCAACACAAACAGGTTTACTGGCATTTTCTTTCCTTGGTCTGCTGGCGACCGTGACGAAGCATGGTACGAAGCCAAGAAGCGTGATTTGCCTGATTGGCAAATGGCGCAAGAATATCCGTCTGACCCTGATGAAGCGTTTATTCGTTCTGGTCGTCCTGTGTTTGATTTGGAAGCCTTACGCGCGTGCGAGGTTGCGGAACCTCGCCGCGGTTACTTGCACAAAATTATGGGCAAAGGAATGTACGAGTTCCGTGAAGATGGTGGTGAACTTGCTGTGTGGGATTTCCCTGAGCCATCACAGGTGTATGTGATTGGTGCTGACGTTGCTGAAGGCTTGGGACACGGCGACTTTAGTACGGCCCATGTTATCAATGTTGAAACTGGTGCTGTGGTGGCGCATTGGCATGGTCATGTGGATGCAGACATTTTTGGTGAAGAAGTATTGAATGCTTTGGGTTGGTGGTACAACCATTGTTTGATTGGTGTCGAATCCAACAACCACGGGTTGACAACGCTGAAAGCGCTGCAACGCGCTGGTTATAAAAACATGTTTAGACAACGTCGTTTGGGTCAGCGCAATCCGACCATTAGTGAAACTTTGGGTTGGCGCACTACATCGGTTTCTAAGCCGTTGGCTATTGACGAGCTAAATGCAAACATTCGTGATTCGGTTATTTGGTTGATGTGCAAATCTACGGTTGCTGAGTTACGTACTTTTATTCGTGAAGCCAATGGCAAGATGCACGGTTCGCCCCATGACGACCGTGTTATGTCTTTGGCTATTGCTAATCAGATGTTGAAGTATGTTTGGCTGCCTGAGTACCGACCAAACATTATTCCGAAGAAAAATACTTTTGAGTGGTGGGAAAGGTTTATTATTAAAGCTCCTATTGCCAAACGGGAGCCAATTGGGGCGGACAACGTCAGGAAAGTAACGATTTAGGGTTGTATTGATGCTTTCCGTAACCTGCGACAACTGTTCAACCGACTTTTACGCACCAGAACTACCCAGAAGGGGTGCTATTTGTTTTAAATGCCACATTAAGGGCATCAGTTTTGGTTTTACTTACGGCAAACAAGACTTTCATGGCCCAACTATTAAAGAGCGCCAAGACAAGCAGATAGCTGACGCCAAAGCTGGTGGTTTAAACCCTGAGCCAATTGGCAGCCGTTGGATTTAGTGCCATGCCTGAAATCTGGGTTCCGATTGTCGTTGCTGTTATTACGGGCCCAGTAGTGGTGGTTCTTAGCAAGTTGCGTAAAGAGAACTCCGAACAACACGCCGAAGGTCGGGAACTTTTGCAAGCAATCGGCGTGAAGGTTGACAAGGTTGGTAGTAAGTTAGATAAACACATTGGGTGGCACGAAGGTAAAGAGGACAAATAATGGCACGAATGACAAACACAGAACTGTTGACAAAGTATCGTGACAAACTTGAGCAGTCGCGCCGTTGGCGCACAGAGGAACGCTATGACGACTTGTGGAGTCGTCTAATTGACCTGTATCGCGGCAAACATCATCGCACCGACATCAAAGAAGACCAGCTGTTGGTCAACATTGCTTTTGCAACCATCAACGTTATTTCGCCTGCGGTGTCTATCAATCATCCGAAGATTGCTGTTAACGCTAAACGTCCAGAAGATGCCGATAAAGCAATTGTTACCGAAGCCATTATTAACTATTGGTGGCAACATTATGGTTGCCAAGAACAGTTTCGTCGTGCCGTTAAAGACTTTCTTATTTGCGGACATGGTTGGGTCAAGACGGGCTACCGTTATGTTGAAGAAGAAAAAGCAAAAGACGATACACCAAACTTTGAGTCATATGACGAATTGACCACACCTGGTCCCGAAGCAGCAATTGAATCAGAACTAATCATTAAAGAAGACAGAGCGTTCTTGGAACGTGTTTCTATTTTTGACATGTATGTTGACCCAGACGCAACATCAATGGATGACATTCGTTGGATTGCCCAACGTACTCGTCGCCCAATGGAAGATGTCAAAAAAGACAAACGCTACAACGCGTCGGCGCGCAACGATGCGGCGCCGTCGCACTATTCAAAGTGGGGACAAGACCAGTTTCGCCCACGCATGTCAACAAACAAGGACGATGCGTATGTAGAGGTTTGGGAGTGGTACGACATTGACCGAAACACAATGTCGGTGTTCTGTGATGGTTCAGACAAATTTTTAATCTCACCAACAAAAATGCCATTTTTGTTTGGTCATCCGTACACAATGATTCGCAACTATGACGTGCCAGATTACTTCTACCCAATGGGTGAATTAGAAGCAATTGAACCACTACAACACGAGTTGAACTTAACTCGTACGCAGATGATGAATCATCGTAAGCGTTTTAGTCGCAAATGGTTGTACAAGGAAACTGCGTTTGATGCCGATGGGCGCAATGCTCTTGAATCAGATGAAGACAATGTGATGGTGCCGGTTATTTCTGAAGAAGGCATCAACAATGTTATTACACCGATGCCAGCAGTTATTAACCCGCCAGAGTTTTATAACCAGTCATCACTTATTTCTGACGATATTCGTTCAGTCTCTGGACTTAACGAATATCAGGGCGGTGGAATTCCAGAGATTCGTCGTACAGCCACAGAAGCAGCCATCATTCAAGATGCTGCTAACGCTCGTGTTTCTGACAAGTTGGCTATTGTTGAAAAAAGTATTGGTGAGTGCGGTCGTCGTCTAATTATGCTTGCACAGCAGTACATGACTGGCGAACAGGCTATTCGTATTGTTGGTTCAGAAGCCGAACCTGTTTGGCTCAAGTTTGACCGCGACTACATTCAAGGCGAATTTGATTTCTTGGTTGAGGGTGGTTCAACTCAGCCAGTTAACGAATCGTTCCGCCGTCAGATGGCTATGCAGGTTGTGGACGCCATGGCTCCGTTTGCTGGTGCTGGCATTTTGGATATGCCAAAGTTGGCTACTTATGTTTTGCAGTATGGTTTTGGTATTCGTGGTGCTGCTTCGTTTGTGACTCCTGTTCCGATGATGCCTGCTCCGCCACCAGGCGCAGAAGGTCCACCAATGCCACCTGAGGGCATGCCGCCGCAGGGTCCACCAATGCAAATGCAACAGGGTCCACCTGTTGATATGGGACCCATGCCACCTACTGGTGGCATGGCTATGCCATCTAATATTCCACCAGAAATTTTGGCACAATTACTCGCACAAGGCGCACCGCTACCAAATACGCAAGGTGGTATGTAACGCTTTTGCGTTAGGTATAGAGCAAACCGTTGGAGGACTCTATGAGTAATGAGAACACCGTTGATAGTGCAATTGAAGCCCCAGTAGCAGAAACTGTTGGACAAGCAGAAGTTAGCACGGAAATAGGTGAAGCCCCTGAAGTAACCACCGATTATTTTACTTGGGACGAATACGCTGACAGACCTGTCAAACTAAACGTCGCTGGTGAGGAAATTGATGTGCCACTTAAAGAGGCGCTTGCTGGATACCAGCGTCAAGCGGACTATACCCGCAAGACACAGGAATTGAGTGAGCAACGGAAACAGGTACAGTTTGGTGCCGCTTTGCAAGAAGCCTTGCAAAACGACCCAAAAAGTACTTTGGAATTGTTGAAACAGCATTATGGGTTAGAAGAACAGCAATCGTCGGAAGACGAACTGTTATTGGACCCGGTTGAAAAACAATACCGACAATTGGAATCTCGTATGAAAGCGTTTGAGCAAGAAAAGGCTTTGCGCGATTTGGAGAAAACAGTTGAGTCTCTGTCACGGAAGTATGGCGACGCATTTGACGCAGATGAAGTAATTGCTAAAGCTTTGGCTACAGGCAATTCCAATCTGGAAGCCGTCTATAAACAAACAGCGTTTGACCGTATCTTTGAACAAAGTTTGACTGCTAATCAGGTTAAAACCAAAAAAGCAGAAGAAGAAAAAGCTATTGTTCAAGCGAAACGGGAAGCGACTGTTGTGTCTAAGGGCGCTTCAGCTAAAAGCGCCGACGTGTCTTC